CGACGCCTTTCGACGTCCGACAGCGTAATAGCTATCGTGCGGTCAAGTTGATTTACAACTCAACCCATGACCAAACGAGTGTCGTTCGTTTGGGATCATCGTACAACGATGATTCCTTCGCGTTAGAATTCCCGGTTAGAGATCGAAAGACCTCGTACCAAGAGTCCTGAACGCGCACCTGATTAGGGCGCTCGACTATCAGCCGGTACTTGTACACTTGTGTGGACTTGCACCAACGACGCCGAAGAAATACATCGTTTGCTGCTGGGGGCTCGCTAAGAACCACGGCTTTACCTGCCGAGAATTCCTTAGTAGTCCCTGGTACAAAACCGAACAACTTCCCAAATTCATGGTAAAGTTGGTCGGTTGTACTCTGACCCCACGTTCTCCTTATATCATTAAGGAAGGCGCAGATGTCAGATTGCGCAGCAAACAGTCCTCTCTTCGATTGTATTGATTGCAACCGCTCTGGTGGTTTTCGCCACTTCGAGACAGACACGGGAATTCCGTGGTAGAAATCCTCCCCGCACGACTCTCTGAAGAGTCCAAGGGAATAGGTTTTCCTACGAGAAACTGTCATGCCGAAGCGTTCAAGGTGACCAACTACCTCCTCCATTAAGTTGGATGGAAGTATTATGTCATCCCCGAACACGATGATTGCGTTACTCTTACAAACTTCCGCACAGATTCCCCAAAACACCAAAGCCTCTATTGGAAAGCATAAAGCTGACCCCATAGTAGCGAAGGTTTGTAGCGGGTAAGTCTGTCCCTTCCACCGCGCTTGTGAAGCGCGCAGGGGGAGGATATAGCGGAGAAGAGCACGCGGTATCACTCTCTTTACAAGTGAGAGGGATACAGTGTCACTAGCCGCCTCTAGATCTAATGTCGCTAAAGAGCGATCAATAGACCCTAATCGGGCGGCCTCATGGTTGATCGTTTGATCCAAGAAGTTCACATACTTCCCGATGTGCGATTTACGCACATGGCTATAAAGGGAGTCCATCTGGCCTAGTTTAATAAACTGGGGATAGCGCTCCTCTACAGCGATCATACGAACAGTATCAGCATTTTTAGGCACCGTTGTTATTCTAACAAGCGGTTCACCTATTCTCTCCCTAATCGGGAGGCCTTGGTCGCACAAATGTGAGGCGGAGGCATACTGATACTCCGAACAGGGATAGACTTGCTCTATCGCCTCGTAGTAAGGAAAAGGCTGCCACTTCTCGTGCGGTTTAGCACTACCGAAGACGGCGCCGGGACCATGCCTTGGAGTTATTTCTCTAAGGTCAAGATCTCCTATTATACTCCCTATACGTCGCTTAACGCGAGAAAGGAACTGTCGATCGTTCTCATCCCATTCCTGCTCTAGCTTGGCTAGGCGAGGTTGGAGGTTTAAGAACTTCTCAACAACACTTTGTACTACATCGTCAGATGCAGTACGCTCGACCTTATAAAACACCATCGTAAGTTGTAATAGCTTATGCAGTGCTTGTACTTGGCGAGCGCGCAAAGGCTCCCCGAATGGCTCCTTCAGTATATTACCGAAGTACACGTGACAGAACAATTCCTTTAGAAATTCAGGATATGTTACTACTGGGTTACCCCAGCAGTTAACTGTCTCGCGATTCCATTCGTGAACGAGGATACCTGTTTCAAGTGACATGTAAATCGCTTTGCCCAGTGCAGGGAGGACCTTCTCGAAAAAAGGTATTCCCTGAGAACAGGCATCAGCAACTCTATCAATTGAGCGCTTGGACACAACCCCACCTGGTAAGGTGGTAGCGAGGCACTTCCATATAAGAAAGTGACTTTGCAGGTTCGACTCCATAGAATCTACCGTTAGAGTTCAGCGATCTAGTCGCCTTCCACACTACTCTCGTCTCCGTTAGCATCACGCTTAATAAGAGACTGAAGGACTTGCAAAATAGCAATTGCTATCGTTTTAATGATAAGCACGCTTTTTGCGGAGAGAGACAGGATTACACCTCACCCTTAAGAACCTTTGCCGCGTTAGCGGTCGCAAGGAAATTACGCACTGTTTCCAGGGCGTTAAGGCAATTAGTGTAGGAATCCACCTGCGAGGTTGTGTATTCACAAACCACGTAGCAGGAGGCCTGTTGAGGGTTCGGAAGAGCATCTGTCGGCGCAGGCCGATAGTTGATTCTGAACAGTGCTCGACGTTTATTACTCTTATCGACGGATTGTCGAACAGAGATACCCGAGAGCACGCCGCTAGCAGCGGCTTGGTTTACGTATTCCGACGCGCCAGGACCAACACTAACTTTAGTGAAGGTTTTAGCATCGACGGTGTCTGCGAGAGTAAGAGTATCAGGCAACATAGCTGAACTCCCCTTTCAAAGAAAAAGATGTGAACCGAGGACCGCACCAATAAACCACTGTTTACCAGAGGCATTAGTAATCCCCAACGCATCCATGGGCGACGAATTGAAATCCGTTGGCCCGAAAGATACGCTTCGTGAGTAGCGTTTGGACTTACAAGTAAAACTCCATTCATGATCATTAGGATCACCCAATGTCTTAAATGGATTGTAAGCTCCAGATACGAAAGCAGTTGCTATCGTTTTTGTATGCAAGTCTGAACCGATTACTCGGTGACCTGGAACAAAAGTGTCACGCTTCATTCTCTCAAGTGCATCACTGATCGGTATGAACCAATCAATAACAAACGAGAAAGGAAGAGCATTCCACACGATAGACGGGTCTGCACATAGCCCTAGAGCTTGTGCGACTGATGCGGCGTACATCCCGTCAGGGACAGTTGAACGCGCACCAGTATCCGTATCGAGAACGTCCAAAATGTAACGCATCTGAATCAGCGTAGTAGTAGTAGTTTCAGTTCGGCAATTCTGCCAAGCCCAAGAACTATTCTCTACCCGAGATTTCGACGCGCCCTTAGATTTAACGGTCACGACACTGCCGTCCGAATTAGCCTTAATATGGTCCCAAACGTTTTTTACGCGTTTATAGGCGCCATGAAGGTTAACAAGATCGGAGGCAAACGGAACCCAACCAAAGGTCCAATTCAAGAAGTTATTCTCGACTTGATCCTTTAGTCCCCACTTCTCATCAGTAACTTTAAATAATGAACCGAATTGCTTCAGTTCAATTAGAAAGTTAATCAGAGAAAAGTCAGACGAAAATGATGGACGACAGCTTGAGTAAGCATCGTCGCGTATCATTCGTAAGTCCGACTCTGGCAAGTGATTAGCAACAGGTAATGGTGCACCCTGAGAATGGGTGATCATATATGCTGCTAAGTTGTCACAGTATCCTACTGAAACTTGGTTCTTTTCGGACCAACCTCCCATAGGATACACGCCAGCGGAACTGCTGCTTAATTCTAGGCTAAAAGCAGTTTCTGTATGCTCGCACGGTCGCGAAATGAGAGGCAGAACCTTTGCATCATTATCAGACGTGATTGTCGATAAGGGTGCGGGTAATGCATCATTCGTAACACGTGCATCATAGCAGAAACGCATCCATTTCCCAAGATCATGATTGAACATGGTTCTATAGTAAGGGTGTATAACCCTACTCTGTCCCCAGCTCTCTCCGGATTTTGATTTGGTAGCCATAGAATATCTCCTCACAGGTGCTAACGCAATATGCGTATGCCCTCGTTAGAGGGGGGGAGTTTTCC